CCTTCTCCGAAGTCCTCCCCGTCTTTCGTTTCGAATTTAACGTAGTAGTCGTCTTGAGAAAGCTCTACGTCTCCTCTTACCTTTATTTGAAAGTCTTTAAAACATTTGGAAGGTAAACTGGTAACGGAGTCCACTTCCTTGTATATCGCGTCCATACCCGTGTTTGATAAACCGTCTTGGGTGGAGATAGTAAAGTCCATCCCATCCACTTTCTTTATCTTTATGATGTTCTCTTTAAGCTCAGTTGTAAGAGACGCAGTACTAACGTAACCGGCGGTCGCCGTGGCTCCTGACCCGCCAAGGGCTGTGCTAATAGTCACGGTCGGTGGACCAGTGTAATTGCTTCCGCTATTGGTTACCGTAATTCCCGTTATTACCCCGCTGGAGTTTACGATTGGCGTTCCCTTCGCTCCGCTTCCACCACCTCCTGAAAAAGAGACACCCGTGGCCACAAAGATACCATACGTAAGAGCGGCGGCACTATTCCCATACGCTGGTGCGGGATAACCGGACCCACCGCCACCGCCTACCGTTACAGCGCCAACAGTGCCTGCTATTCCGCTTAAATATCCGTTTAAGGTGGTAGCTATAGCTGTACTATCGGCGTTTGATCCTCCAGTTCCTCCTTTTTTCTCGCCGTCTACCGTTAAGAAATATTGAGTGTCAACCGCGCCTTGCTTGATGAATACCAACGCTTCCTTTGCTAACGCTCCTGACTCGGTTGTGTCCGTCTCTACCGTCTTGTCTTTATTGACGACGAACGTGTTGTCCGCAACGGTCAACGCTCTGAGGTTCTTCAAAGGGTTGTTGGTCGCCATGTACAGACTAGCGTTGGCGCTGATTGAAATAGGTACTCCCACGCCCGTAGAAACGTTAAATATACTTACGCCGGTAGTAGAACCTCCACCGTCGTTGAACACCATTGCGAACTGCTTGTCGCTGTCTCTGTCCACGAAGTGAACCAATGAATCGGTAGCTACGGGAGAACTGAACAAATCCTTTACGTGGTTCGTGTTCGGTCGCTTCGTCAATCCGTCCACAACGGAGCTATAGGCGTTAACCTGCTCCTCCGCTTGTCCGGGGTGACGAAGATTGTCGGGTTGTTGCGATACACCTTGTACCAGATTTGGTACGCTGGTTGTAAGAAGTGGCATCGCTTTAACGGTCGATGACGCGCTGTACGTCGTAGTTGTCGAATATGGTTCTGTCGGCGTTCTCGCTGTCGGACGCTATTGCCCGTGCTTTAGCCTCGATCTCATCGCGTAACGTAAACGCTTCTATCTCTTGTGATCCGAGAAAACGATTAGCGAACTTGCGTGAGGCGCGGACCAAGACGTAGTAGCGGAACTGTTCCGGCATCTCCGTGAAGTCCAATTGAAAAGTGATAATGACCTTGAGGTCTTCCGTGAATACGTCCGTGTGGTTCTTCCTGTCGTACAGGCTCGCTCCTCGTTGAACAACGTCGATGTCGGTGTATTTACCAGCTTCGGTGTCGATCTTGAGCGTGTTGGACGGTAACACGAATTTATTGGTAACGGCGTCTCTGACTACGTCGTAGTCGTGTTCGGTATTGAAGTGCCAACCATCGCTCTGTATCTCGCGCGTTACTTCGTCCAATAAGGATTCGGCTGTAACGACTGATACGGGAACGCTGGTTCCTCCGAGAGTGTTGATGGGGCTTTCGCCTATCACGCCTAACATGGAGTTAACAGCTTCTAACTTACTTGTGAGTGCCATTGTATGTAATAAATTAAAGCTTTGGCGGAGGTCGGGTTAAAGGAAGGAAAACGATAAAACCTTTCTATACCGACCCCCGCCGCAGCAAGAGTGTGAGGACTACTTGTGTAGTTCGATAGCGCACTCAGGACGGAGAACCCCGTGACCCATTGCGTACTTCGCTACGAAAAGCGTTCCTTGACGATCAATCTGATACTCGGACTCGGTAGCGAGATCGAGAAGCTTGACAGTTCCCACAGCGGATGGGTGGGCGACGATGCCACATGTGTTGGAGAAATCGCCGTCATAACCATCGCCAGCGGCGAAGATGTCGTTGCTTGCACCCTCGTCTCCCGAAGAAGTACCTCCAGAGGAAGCCATGTTCGTCGATGGGACGTGAGTGGATTTGTAGATGCTGATGCCAGCCACAGACGGGATAGTTCCCGAAGCGAGTGAACCGGAACCTCCGATGTCCTTGTTTGAAGCTGAAGTAGCAACAACCAACGCACCGTCACCGCCCGTAATGAGCTTGTAGTATTCTTGCGGACGAAGAACGCAGAAGCGACCGTCAGCAGGGACGTCGTTGTTGTCGAGTCCAGCGGCGGCTGTGAACAGAGCAGCGATGAGTTCTGGTCCCGTGGGATCGGTAGTATCGGCGTCCGAACCAGCACCGGCAGGAGCGCGCAGTAGATTCTGAGAAACGTCGAGTTCGCCGCCTACGTTACCACCGGTTACGCCAGGAGTAGTCGTACGTGCAGCACCTATGAACACCTTGGCAATCGCTCTGTCGAACCTGTTAGCCAACGCACGGCCCAACTCTGTCGAGTAGACGGAACGAATGTCGTAGTGGTTCTTCAGTTCGTCGATGTTAGCCAAGAACGTAGAAGCTAAAAGAACGTCGTCGATAGTGATGATTTGTTCATTCTTCTTCGGGTCGCTCAAGTACGTAGCACCTGCGCCGTGTTCGGCAATGTTCTGACCGGGAGTATGGTAAGCGGCGGTTGCGATTCCCGTAACGGGGAAAGAAGCGCTCTTACCTGACTCGATGGTACGAACAGTGTGTAGTGGTTTGAATACGTTATTCTCTTCAAACGTCGTTAATATTTCACCGGCAAACTTCTTCAGAAAAAGCTCGTTAGTGCCTCCTGCTGAATTAATCTGACCGACGCGCGAGGGAGCAGTATCTCCATTAGCCATAGTATATAATCCTTATGATAATTGTTAGTAGTGTGGTTTGTTTTAACCGCCTACAGCGTCGGTCGGAATCGTGGTTGTCGGGCGCACCCGGCCAAGTCGTCTTCGTCGCTTAATGCGTGATAAAGTGTTAGTCGTCGGAGGTCAGCGGTATTGCGTACCATCCTTCGGGTAAGGTCACCTTGTTGGAACTCTTCTCCCAACCGCCCTCAGGCGTAGGAAAATAGACGTGACCTTTGACGTCGTCTGCTAGGCGAACAACGTCGGTGGATTCGAATGAACCGTCAACAAAGACGATCCGTTTACTTCCGCAACCGCTTGCGAAGAGCAGACTGCAAACGATCCCTATCTTCAGACTCCAACTTGTGAACGTCCGAAGCGGTCGTAGGTTTCTTGATTTCATTGACGGTTTCCTTGAGGAAGAATTCGATTATCGTTTTAAGTATGGATGCTATGATCCCCATTACTTCTCTTTGGCCTTGCCGACGTTCAACGCCAACAGGTCGAGGATCTTGTACAGCTTCTTAACGATGCCGTCGTCCTTTGGAGTAGGCGTTATAGCCGCTACAGCCGAAGCCAGAGCTACAGCCGCCGTTAGTATGCCTAGAATCAATTCCCAGTTTTCTTGTACGTATTGCATGATGTTCCTTAGTTAAATGTTACTTACTGCTAGTCGTCGGTCTACCTCGGCGTGATACGCTTTGTCTCCGCTCTTGTATCGAGGGTCGTTCATCGCTCTGGTGACCTCTTGCATGGATTGATATGGTAAAGTCGCTGAACCCGTCGTAGACCCCATAGCGAGCTTTGGAGCCGTTGAACCGTTGGCCGCTTGAAACCGTGCGTGTAAACCGCTGACTGCAAGCTTGGCGTGTTCTACGGAACCGGAGGTAACTACCTCGTTGTAGGTGTTCATCTCTTCGTCGGTGAGGTTTTGACCCGCCCATTCCGTCATGGCGTCGTAGTCGTTACCGGCTAAACCTTTGATATCCGACTGTTGGTTCTCCATGAGAGCGACTTGACCGGCGGCGTAGCTATCTACCAACTCACGATTGAGTCCTAGCTTGGCTAACGATTCATAGGTGTCGTCCGTAAGCTCGCCCTTTTCGAAGAACTCTTTGGACGCCTCTACGATCATGTCGTTGCTTTCGGTCGGTTCAGTTTCAGCGACGTCTTCGTCCGCTTTGTCCGACCCTAGCTTCTTCTCTAGCTCGCCGTAGGCTTTCGCCATGTCTTCCGCATTATCGAACTTCTCAGGAAGCCACTCAGGACGCTCCGTATCAGCTACGGTCTCTCCTTGCGAATCCCCATTCCCTGCATCCTCCGTGCTTTCGGGAACGTCCTCGGTAACTTCTTCCGGTTCGATCTCTCCGGGCGTTTTCTCGTTGATTTCTACTCGTTGTAATTCAGCCATCGTTTGTTTCCCTTGTTTGGATGTTGTTGTTAAATTATTTTCCTC